AGTAAAACAAATGCGTAAATTAGTTGCAGACAACACCAGCATCTTTCCACCAATAATAAAACAAAATGAATTTCAAAAAATATTGGATGGATTGTGGGCCACCAAAAAAGATATGCCACCACCTATTGGAACTAATCCTATAGAAATATTAAAAGAAGCTTTAATAGAATATGTTAATGGACCAAAGGCAACAACTAACACCGCTTTTGAAAGTGGATCAGTATTGATAGAAGAAGATCACTATTATTTTATATTTCAAAAATTTTATGAAGAATTAAAACGAGGGGACTGGACTCAAAAAAGAGATAGGACGGCTCACTTGATTCGCCAACATTTTAAGGGAGACTTTGATTGTAAGAAAAGATTTCCTAAAGGCGATAACAAAGAATCTTTTCCACAACTTAGAGTATTAAAACTACCAATAGAAGGATTAGAGAAAGAAGAAACACCAGACGAAAAAGTAGAAATAGAAGATAAAAAGGAGATAGTATGACGAAAAAAATACCAAGTGTATGTGTATCATTACCTGCGTACGATCAAATGCATGTAGATACCTGCTTATCATTATTAAAACTGTTTGATAAATTTACACAAGCAAAAATAAAAACGACAGTTAATACTTTTAAATGTCCATACATTGGGTATGGTCGAAACGTATTAGCAGCATTATTTTTACAATCAGGTTTTGATTATCAATTGTTTATTGATGCTGATGTAGCATTTGAACCAGACGTTGTAGGCAGAATGATTGTAGCTGAAAAAGATTTTATATGTTGCCCATATAGAAAGAAAACACAAGACAACTCTGTAAAGTATTCTGTAAATTTTGAAGATCACCAAAATATAAACATAGATAATAAAGGTGTTACAGAAATAAAAAGAGGACCAGCAGGTCTAACCATGATTCACAGAAGAGTTTACGAACAACTTATGGCTAAACATCCAGACTTACATATAAAAAATTACAGCGCTATATCTGAAGATGCAGCAAAGTATCTTTATAATTTTTGGGAAACAGAATTTAAAGATGGGATTTGGATAGGTGAAGATGTAAAATTTTGTGATCTAGCAAGAGAAGCTGGATTTAAATTTCATGCCATTGTAGATGGAGAAACAACTCATTACGGAACTATGGGTTATACAGGAAAACTAGTAGATACGTTTCAAAAATCAAATGGCAAAGCTGACTAAAATTTTTGGTCCACCTGGTACGGGTAAAACTTACAGATTACTTCAAAGGGTGAAAGCATATGTTCGCACTGGTACTCCATATCACCAGATTGGATATTTTGCTTTTACTAAAAAAGCCTCTGGGGTAGCGCGTGATAGGGTGGGAGTATCGGAAAAACAAGTTCCATATTTCCAAACTATCCATGCGTTTTGTTTTCATCTTCTAAGTATGAACGAAGAACAAATTATGCAACCTTATAACTACGAAGAGATCGGAAAGCTTTTAGGTATTCGTGTAAACTATTCTGATAAATACAATGAAGAACAAACACATTATCTTACTTGTAATAATCCATACTTTCAAATGATAGGTAAAGCTATCAACTTGGATATAGATATAAAAGAATTTTTTAATAGAAATGAGCACGATAGAAAAATTATTACTTGGGGTCCTCTTAAAAATATAGCCAGCACTTTAAAAGAATATAAAAAAATAAATGAAATTATGGACTTCAATGATCTAATTAAAACTTTAATAGAGAGACAAGACAAGATACCAAAACTTAAAGCTATATTTATTGATGAAGCACAAGACCTATCCCCATTACAATGGAAGTTAGTTGATATATTAAAAACTAAAACCGATCATTTATATTTAGCTGGCGATGATGACCAAGCTATCTATGCATGGGCTGGAGCGGATGTTAATAGATTTATTACAGAACCTGGTAGAGAAATTATTTTAAAACATTCAAGACGTATATCTAAAGCTGTACAGCAACAATCAGAAATACCCATTAGTCGTATAGCAGGCATCAGGAAACATAAAAAATATTTACCAAGACCTGTAGAAGGATTAGCTCAACACATAAATAATCTAGGCCAGGTTAATTTAAAAGAAGGTAATTGGTTAATTTTGTCTAGAACTAAAAGTAATTTACTTACAATCATGGAAGAACTTAGACGTAAAAATTTATACTATCAAAGTAACAAAGGTAAAAGTTTTATAGTTGGAATTTATAATGCTGCTGTTGCATATACTAAATGGAAAACAGGTGAAAACTTAGAGCCAGCAGAAATAAATGATATAAGAGATTATATACCTGATTCTAAATCATGGGATAAAAATAAAGAATGGTATGATGTATTTACTGCAGCTCCACATAAAGAAGTTTTATACATTAGAAATATGTTAGCAGATGGAGAAAAATTAAGTAGTAAAGCAAGAATATTTGTTTCAACAATTCACGCAGCAAAAGGTGGTGAAGAAGACAATGTAATTCTATCTCTGCATCAAAGCAGTAAAGTTCAAAAAGGAATTAAACAAAGTGTTGACAAACAAGATGAGGAGCATAGAGTGTGGTATGTGGGCATTTCAAGAGCAAGAAATAATCTATATAAACTAAAAGCTAAAAAAGTAATAAAGGAATATAAACTATGACCAACAAAGATATGTTCAAAGGAACAACATATGATGCTTTAGAAAAGCAGGTAGGCGGGAAGCATTATCGCGGAATGAAAATTCAACCGGCAGAATTTATTAATGAAAATAAATTATTATTTGCTGAAGGCAATGCTATAAAATATATTTGTAGACATCAATCAAAAGGAAAAAGACAAGACATAGAAAAAGCAATACATTATTTAGAAATGATATTAGAAAGAGACTATTCATAAAATGGAAGATGGAAATAATATATTAACTATTCATGCAGAGTGGTTAAGAGATAATGGATATCTAAAAGAATCTAAAGAATGTTTTAAACAAGCACAACAATATGCTGATTTATATCAGATAAATGGAAGGAAAAACTATGAAGCTACCAAGCTACATGCAAGCTCAAACAGAATGGGTTATGCATACAGAATATCCAGATCTGCGTGATCACGATGAGATTGCAATTGATTTAGAAACACGAGATACAGATTTAAAATCATTAGGATCAGGTGCAGTTGTAGGACGAGGAGAAGTTGTAGGAATCGCAGTGGCTGTTCAAAATGGGTCTTGGTATTTTCCTATCGCTCATGGCACAGGTCCTAACTCTGATCGAGATAAAACTTTAGAATGGTTTAAAGATATTTTAAGTTGTCCAGCTACAAAAATTTTTCATAACGCTATGTATGACGTATGTTGGATACGTAAATTAGGCTTAAATATCAATGGTTTAGTAGTAGACACAATGGTTGCGTGTTCACTCCTAGATGAAAATAGATTTTCATACACACTCAATACTTTGTCTTGGCATTTTTTAAACAAAGGTAAAAACGAAAAAGCTCTTAATGAAGCAGCGAAATCTAGAGGATTAGATCCAAAGGCTGACATGTGGCAATTGCCTGCAAGTGAAGTTGGAGCGTATGCAGAAAAAGATGCGGAATTAACTTTTGAACTTTGGCAATGTGTTAAAACAAAAATAATTGAAGAAGATTTACAAGATATATTTAATCTTGAGACAGATCTTTTTCCTTGTCTTGTTGACATGAGATTTTTGGGGGTCCGTGTAGACGTTGAAGCAGCCAATCAATTAAAAAAAGAATTAACCACCAGAGAAGAATTATTGCTACACAAAGTGAAAAAAGAAACAGGAATAGATACTCAGATATGGGCCGCCAGGTCGATTGCTCAAGTTTTTCAAAAACTGAAACTACCTTACGATAAAACAGAGAAGACCCAGTCTCCTTCATTTACAAAAAATTTCCTTTCTAATCATCCACATCCTACAGTGCAATTAATAGCACAAGCTAGAAAAATAAACAAGGTCCATACAACATTTATAGATACAATATTAAAACACGAACATTGTGGTAGAATACACGCGGAAATAAATCAAATTAGATCTGATGACGGTGGCACAGTAACAGGAAGATTCTCTTATCAAAATCCAAACTTACAACAAATACCTGCAAGAGATCCAGATACAGGTCCATTAATTAGAAGTTTATTTATACCGGAGGAAGGCATGAAGTGGGGTTGTTTTGACTACTCGCAACAGGAACCAAGACTTGTTGCACACTATGCATTACGATTTGGTTTATCTTCTGTAAATCAAATTGCAGATTCTTATGATTCAAATCCTAAAACAGACTTTCACCAGATCGTAGCAGACATGGCAGAGATACCACGGAGTCAAGCAAAGGTAATTAATTTAGGATTGTTTTATGGAATGGGTAAAGCAAAACTTCAAGCAGAGCTCGGTGTATCAAAAGATAAAGCATCTGCATTGTCAGAAAGATATCATACACGTGTACCATTTGTAAAACAGTTGATGAATAAATTAATGAACGCTGCATCTAGCAAAGGTAAAATAAAAACTTTACTGGGTAGAAGATGTAGGTTTCCAAAATACGAACCAGTATTACGTGGTGATGATTGGGGTAAGTATGTACCAGCAGAAGATCATGAACGAATGTTAGAATTACAACAAATGGGACCAACACTCCTAGACGAAAATGGTAATGATACAGGTAAGAAAAACTATTGGCACAATAATGCTTCACGTAGAGCATTTACATACAAAGCCTTAAATAAATTAATTCAAGGTAGTGCAGCCGACATGACAAAAAAAGCTATGTTAGAACTTTGGAAAGAGGGCATCACACCACATATACAAGTTCATGATGAACTTGATATATCAGTGACCAATGATTTGGAGGCTGCTAAGATAAAAGATATAATGGAATCTGCTGTTGACTTGAAGATACCAAACAAGGTAGACTATGAATCAGGCCCTAATTGGGGTAGTATAAAATGATTGACTATGGCTTATTTAAATGCAAACATACCTGTAACGTACGCACAAATACGAAGGGAGTATTTATATGACCTTACCAGACATCATGGAGAAGTTGAAGACTGTGTTATCTTTGGTATATCGAGTATTACGGGAAGGCCTATCCTATTTCATGCGATTATGGAAAATGGCGCTGTCTTCTATCGTCTCCCGATTTCTGCCTTCATTCAGCGAGGCTTTAAACCGGAAGAGGTTCCTAGGCGTAGACTTGATGAGCTTCAGCTCTGGAATTGTTTTAGTTATTATCCTGCTGTTACTTCTTGGGATATCTTAGACGGACAAGCTGGCAAATATATAGGCAAAGATAAAAAATGGCACAGCGGAAAATATTTATTTACTGTTGATTTTGCACATCCAGAGAGTAATATAGTAGATACAGATCATTCTGAAATACCGCACGAACATAAGTGCGCACACATACTTGCCTTAGATGATGGCAACTATGCAGCACAACCAAACAATCGAATCTTATGGGACATACCATCTTTTACAGTCAAAGATGATGTGCCAGATTGGAAAGTCCAAACGAGTGAGTGGAATGTAGAAGACACTCGTCAATGGAGAACGGAAGACACTGATAACTTCTTCTACGAAATTGAGGAGAAAAAAACATGAGTATAAGATATGCACAACCAGAAAACGTTTGTGTGATCTGTGGTATCCGAACAAGAGGACTACCATGTCCTACATGTAATGTAGAGAAACAAGTGGAGGAAACAATGTTAAAAAGAATTTGGAAAAAAATTAAAGGTTGGTTAGGCCTAGTATAAGGTTTTATGAATTATGGAGATAAGCAGGATGGACTACAGATTTACAGCGATACTTATAACCCTTCTGTGTTTGTTGGCATTATTTGCTGAGCCTGCTTATCCTACTACAACACAAAACAATACTTCAGGTTCCAACACATCCATCACTGGTGGATATACAAGTTCAGCTACAAATACTTATCAAAGTGGAAGCTCAAATAACACCACAACTACAAACAATTCTACATCCAATATACGATCCGCACCACCAACAGCATCAGCTCCAAGTGTAACTAACTCAGGATCAGATGTTTGTCTTGCTGGAGCATCAGCAGGGGTGCAAACATTTGGTATTGGTGTATCGGGTGGTAAATCTTTTAGAGATAAAAACTGTGAAAGAATTAAACTATCAAGAGAACTTAATGGTTTAGGAATGAAAGTAGCAGCTGTTGCAATACTATGCCAAGATGAAAGAGTCTTTGAAGCTATGGAACAAGCGGGCACACCTTGTCCTTTTGAAGGTAAAATTGGTAAAGAAGCAAAGGCCGCTTGGAAAAAATATAATAAACTTAGACCTGATCATGCACAGTACGTACAAAATTTAAAAATAAAAGAAAAGGCTGATGAACAAGAGCAAGAACAAATAACTAAAGAATTTGAAAAAGTTGATGGAGTAATCATTCCACAGAAAAAACCAGTAAACTGGGAATCACCTAAATGATTTGGTTAATAATATTTATAGGAGTTATGGCTTATGCGGTATATCGTATTAATAAGTTTGCTGATGATGTTAATCCCTACAATTTCTTCAGCAGAAACGACAAATAACCTTGTATCACAAGATTTTACAACGGGTTGGTCAGGAACCAATTTATCTAGTAATCACGGTAGTAGCACTATTGCTGGTGTTGATGGTCAGTATGTTGAGTCTGACTCTGTTTCTCTTAGCACAGATGTTGGGTTAAACAAAAATGAAATTAATGATGGATTTACAATTGATGGATCAGCGTCTATATGGTTTTGGAATTCTTACACACAATCTGTAAAACAAACGATTACAACGGTAGATGATAATGATAATATTATTATACAAAATAGGACTATTGAAGGTAATGCAAACGCCACCTATTATACAACTTATACCGATCAGCTAATTATAAACGACAATACTCAAGAAGATTATACTATTAGCTTAAGGTATGATTTTTATGCACCAGGCACCACGGGGCATTACGCAGCTGACCTACAAGATCCTTCTCTAACTATTACATATACACCAAAAGATTTAGATACAACCACTGAATCTAATCTTATTGCATTAACAGATACAATTGAAGATGATTTATATTTTGAAGACTTTAAAGAAGTAGAAATGGAAGAAGAAATTAAAATGGAAGAAGAAATAAAGATGGAAGAATCTTTCACGGTATTTTTAATGGAAGAAGAAAAAGAGGAAGAAGTTTTTGAAGAGCCTGTAATGGAGGTTGCTATGGAAGAAGAAAAAG